AGATCTATCATTAAGCATGTCAGTAAAGTTTTCACCTTTATCATCATTCTTGTGATTTTCTATAGCTAATGATTTAAATTCAGGATCTCTAATTAATTTGTTTATATATAAAGCAGTATTCTGAGACTTAACATAATCGTCAGGATTACTTAAATCTAACTTGTCTAAACCCATTAAATTTTTTAGCCCGTCTAAATACTTATCACCCCTATCACTATCACCGCCAGAATCCATAAATCTATAGGAAAGATCGTCTGTAAAATTTTGAGAATACTCTAAAACTTTTTGCTTAATGTCTTCTCTTTCCTCAATAGGTAGTCTAGACTCTGTTTTATATGTTAATGCGTCACCCATAAAATATGAGTTGTCACCATCAACTACAGCAGGTATATTATAATTTTTATCAAAATCATTTATTTGCTTTATTAATTCTAAAGCTTCACCAGCACTAGATTTTTTAACATCATAGGGTTTGTCTGGCTCAGGAATCCATTGAGCAAATTCTTGTTTACTTCCAAATTTCATTAAAGACCCAACAGTAACAGCTCCGTCAGAATTTTGCCATCCTGAATTCTGATTTGCTTCTGCACTTCCCGCAGCGTATGCTATGCTATTTGGATCAGCGCCTACTGATGCTGGCCTACTAATAGATAAATATAGTTGACCTGGAATACCATTTTTAGATGTAAAATTTTCTTTAAAATATTCGTCAACAACATCTAACTGCTCTAGTGTTGACATTTTTTCTAAGTCAGAATGCTTGTAGAATTTACCATTTACAGTTTTACCACCTTTACCTGCATCACCATCTGTATCTAAAAACTGAATTAAACCTACAGCATTTCCTCCTCCTAAATTTTTCTGGGACGGAGAAAAGCTACCTGCAGTTTCTTTTTCAAAAACAAAAAGTATTTCTTCAGGGCTAACGCCTAAAGATTTAGATAACTCATTTATTCTTTTAGCAACTCCTGGTTGTTTTAAAAATAAATCTTTGTTTTTATTTATTTGACTTTTACTTAAATACTTACCTCCTACTGGTATTGCTGGTAAACTCATAATTATACTCTATTTTTTTGTAAAAAATTATCTATGTGCCCCACGCTATAAGCGTTTTCTGTAGCATTCTTTTGTCCTTGCCAGAAATCAGAAACAGAAGATTGAGAATCTTTAATGTTTGACTGCATTTGTGAAACAAGACCTTCTGTAGAAATAACATTTCTTTCATGATGCTTCATTTTTCTTTCCATTTCACCACCCTGCATAGCTCCATATAATCCACCACCAATACCTCCAATTAGTGCACCCCAAGGCCCTAATTTAGATCCAAGTTGAACACCTTTAGATGCGTAATTCAGAGTGGTTTTGTCTTTAACATTTTTACTGGTAACCTCACCTGAGCCCGCAGCAAGACTACCTAACGCCCCTAAAGTATTACCAACATCAAGGTTAAAACCACCACCACCACTAATAGTGTCAGACATGTTAGATCCAGTATTAATCGAAGAACTGTTATTTAATATGTTATTATATCCTCCAGAATTAAATGTTTGATACATTCCTCCTTGGCTTACCCCATTTGGGAATAATGAACTATATATGTTTGAATTTTCTGGCATAATATTATCTTGATTGTCTGTATCTTGTGTTTATTGCAAATATATTGAATTTTTTGTCATTAGCTGAATCAATACTATTTGATACTACTGGTTGGTAATAATGTATGGCGTGTTTTAACCAATTACCTCTCATTCTGTGCGTATTTGTTAAACCTCTTAGTGGAAGCCTGTGTATTCCTTCTCTAATTCTTTCAAGCGAACCTCCAGCCGCACTGTTGTTGCCAATAGAATCCTCCAAGAGATGTGCGCTAAATATATCTGTTGTATTTTGTACATCAGTTATTATTTCTGAAGAATCAAATATTTTATTAATTATAGCATTATCATTTACTACAAATCCAACGTTAAAATTTTGATACACATCTGAGTTAAATAAATATATAGAATCATTAGAATTGCTAGATGTTTGATGTCCTACTCCATATAGTCTATTTTTGTAAGATATATATTTTTTGAAAAATATTGATCCAAAAGAAGATGTTGTCGCATCACTTTTTAGTTCTAATTTAGTAACAAGTTTGGCATCTAAATCAGAAATTACAAAACTATTTATAGTGTTAGTACTATCTGATATTGTAAAATGACATTCCCTAAATTCACTATCATAACCACAATATATTCCCTGTACTAAGCTACCAATATTATTATTAGAATTGATTGGTATAATTTTGTCTTTAGTAATAGATTCAATATATGATTTATAACCTAAAGATAAAGATGCTGGATTTATAGTGTTTCCATCAAATTTAATAAGCTCACCTTTATCTGAATCTATAAAATAAAAACCAGTAGGAGTTGTTACGGCTTTATTAAAATGCTGAGAACCATATTGTGTAGTTAAATAATCATATCTCTCTATAGCCGTACCAGTTCCTGAAACAATTTGTATATCAGCTGCAGATCCTTCTGCTGTAATTAAAGCTCTAGGATTAATAGATAAAAGTGAAACTCCCTGGTCCTGTAATGCATATAAATTATTTTTATAATTAACTAAATCAGTTAATTTTCCTTGAGCTAAATTTAATTCTATAAAATCACTAGAAGGAAAAACACTCCAAGCATCAAAAGGCTCTCCAACTAATTTTGTTTGAGATGCAGCTATTTTTGCTCTAAAGAAATCATTAGAAGTGAAATCACTAGGCTTAGCCACATAACCTTTTAGTGAATTTTGCATCGAGTATGCAGTATTGTATAAGTAATTATCTTCTACATTAAAGTTTGCTACATCAGAAGAGCCAAGATAAACTCCTTGTCTTAATGCTATATTGTACCTCGATTCTATAGGAAAAGTTTGACCATACGATTGAGTACTCGCAGTCCCTCCTTGAAGTGATTTACCTATAGAGTAATAATCTACATAAACATCTCCTTCTGTAATTAAAAAATCTGTAGTAGTTTTTTTCTTAAACGGAGAAGCAGATATAAATCTATTATTTCTAATCGCACCATCACTAACGCCACCAAACTGTTCCCAACCATCAGCAGTATGTCTTATTACTTCGCAAATCCATTTAGATGTATTCCATCTCCAAAGTTTAGTCCCGTGAACAGCACCATGATCCATGTGGCCAAACCAATGATCATCAGGTATTGTAGCGCTAGTCGCATTATCAACTTTTACAACTGACGGCATAGGTATATTATCTGGATGAGTAGAAACAAACATAGTTGTTGGGCAATGGTTCATCTCTCCTGTAGTAGCATGGTCAATCCCAGAGGAATTTGCTATATAAGATCCTGAATTAACCCAGTCATGATTACCACTAGCTGATTGAGATTGTACAGATGAATTTCTAAATATATAACTCATTCCACTTGAAGATGTACCAACCTCTTCACCATTAACAACTGCTTTAGTAAACTTTAGTTGTCTACGAACACCATTTAATAATTTTTCATCTGAGTAGCTAAGAAACTTATCAAGGTCTTCCATTATTTTTACAGGCCTATATTTGTAAGAAATATATGTGCCTGTACCCCTTATATTTATTCCACTTACATGCGGGTCATTTGTAGATCCACCAGAGATAAAAGACATACCAGAAAAGTCTTGTCTAGTATCTACTAATCTTTGTACATTATTATTTGCGCTAGAAGCATAGCTATGAGTAGTGTTTTCCCCCCACAATTCAGTCTTTCCAACAACACCACTACCTGAAGTTACACTAGGATCAGCGCTAAAACCAATGTCTGCGCCTGACTCGTCTTGATACCAATTAACACCACCCATATCCATTTCTACAGGATATATTACTTTTAAATCAAACCCAGAACCATAAGAGAGAGGGAGACCGCCAAAAGTAGCGTCAGGAGTATCAAGAGTATATCCGTATTGTTCCATAGCTCCAGCAGCCCAAGTCGCGTTACTTCCATTAGTATCGCTTTTATTTAAGTTATGCGGCACATACCCAACACCAACCTTGTTTTTCATATCAGCAGGTGTGTTCGAATCATTTTTATACCTCATAATAGGATTTAACAACCCTTGAGTCATTACCATTCTATCGTTTTCCAGCATTTCTACTTTAACTATTTTATAGCCAGATATTTGGTTTTTTATAGAATCTGGAAATCTAACTTCGACTCTAGGTATTAAAGCGTGAGCCCAAGTTTTATTATAATCTTTACCTCGAGATGTTACTGGTTGCCAACCTTTATTTAATTTATTTGTCAAGTAATTGACATTAGTATCTTCTGTAAAATTAATTTCTGTGTCATCTGCAGCTGAGTTAAGAACTAAATTGTTAGGATCCATTGCGTCTGGCATTTTTATATCACCAATATGATGTACAAAACCAGGAACACCCTTTAGGTCAAAACAAACTATACCAAACCTGTAACACTCACCTCTTTTAAACCCTCTAAATTCATTATCCCATAAAGGATTAGAAGGTCCTGGTTTTCCTCCACCATATGCATTGTCATTATACTCTGATCCTACACGATAAGGCCTTGACTTGTGATTAACATAATAAGAAGGATTTTGACCATTAAGCCATCCTGACATTCCAGTGTCAACGGTTCCGCCAACTGTCATAGACCACCTATCGTCTATAACATAACTTTTATGTGTAAACGTAATCCTATAGCCGTCACCTCCAGCACTATAACCTGGGGTCTCAGCGCCTAAAACAAATTTAGGTTGACCTTGACTGGTATTATCTGAGTTAAAATTTTTATTTATAAACTTAAGAACGTTTTTGTCTGCAGCATCATTAGAAATGCTATAACTATTATTTGATCCGCTACCATTATAATGCCTGTGCGGATTATGAACATCTGCGTGAGTAAAAGAGTTCCAAGAACCATTTGCATATACCCATTGGTAAGATTTAACCCTATAAGAACTAAGATCTAAATCCATCAAAGAGCTTGTTAGATTTCCAGCATAAAGTTTATTATCTTTTTGCGCTAAAGTTTTACAAGAATCCCAAGTTAAATTACTTATTAAAACATCTGCAATACCACCAGAAATAAGTGTTTCTGTTTCAAATCCACTATGAATAAAACTGTATGAAGTTCCATCTAAATCTCCCTGCTCAATTAATGAAACTGTATTTGAATTATTTGTAACGTAATGTATAGCTGCAACCTCTATTATCTCATATTCAGTAGGTATATCTGTTATATTTACAGTTATTGTTGATGTAGAAAAATTAGATGAAGTGTCGCCTTCAATAAATAAAGAGTCCATACTACTTAAGTCTCCTTGTACAATATTTATGGGAGAACTTATTGAAGACCAATCTGACCAATTTGCTTGATTCTTAGAAGCTAATCTATATACATAACTATAAGATCCGCATAATAACTTTCCTCCAGTATCGCTATAATTACCAATAGAAGCTTGTGCTCCTACCTCTGGTTTAAACGCTGTAAAATCAGTAACATCATTTGATGATATATTTTCTTTTACATTTATTGATTTTAAACTGGTTATGCCGTCTGTACAGTAAACCCTATGAACTGTATCCGTCTCTACAGCAGATTCCATCTCTATTTCACCAGCGTCATCACTAAACAAACCAGCTCCACTCCAAAGACGGGAATCTAAACTACCATCTATAACTAAATCACCCTGGTGGTCTATTGTATATTTTCTTATTTTCCAGGTTTTACCTGATGATACTAGCTTTCCTTCTATGGTTATTACATAATCATCAACAACTACAGCACCATGTATTACATACCTATTTGTACCAGTATAATAAACACCGTCAGAATGTGTATTTAAATTCCATTCAAGCTTAGGTCCTTTAATGTTTTCTAATGAGTATGAATTGTCACCATTAGTTATTACCCTAATATTTAAGCCTGTAAAATATGTGTCTTTTGGTTGGTACCCTGGATCTAAATCCGTAACCATTCCACCGCCAAAAGTATTAGGTTTAGACTGCTCCGCCATCTTCTCTTTCTGGTATTAAGGTGTTCCAATATTTTGCTATGTTTCTCATCTCTGCCTCAGAAGGTAAATTATCATTACCTCTTGCTTGCGCGCATAACCAGTACCATCGCTTTTCTAAGTCTTGGACTATATATCTAGCAATTTTACCATTATAGTATTCTATAGATTTATGTCTCCACATTATATATTGAGCAACAGCATCTTCGTGTCCCTGCTTGATAGTTGGAAAACCATCAGCATCTGTTGTTAAGGCTTTATATGAAATATAAGCTGTCCCGCTAGATATATTAACAAAGTGTATATAACTACCAACTATCCAGTATTTAGAACCTGACGCATCACCTTTAAAAGTCTTTTGCGTAGGCTCCATTAAGACATCATTATCACCCTTAACGTCTACTAGCTTTACTAAATCTGTTGGCAATAAAGCCTTGTTAGCAGAAACAGCTAGCGTAGCTTCTTTATCTTTAAAGGTGCTAAAGCTTCCAATTTTTTGTTCAGCCTCAAAAGCCCATTCTATGAATGACTCTAAATGCTCTGAAGGATTGTTAAGCCCTAGATTACGAGCTACATTTCCAATTATTCTTTTAACGCTAATTTGCATTATATGTATCTTTTAATAGTTCTCTAACTTTTTTTGCTGGATACAGTTTGCATTTATGCAAGCTCTTACCACCTTTAGCCCAGCTTATTTTGTAGTAATAATTATCTAGTATAGGAACCTTATATCTAACAGGTTCACCTTTTAGCTTAGACTCTACAACATCTTTTCGTATATGGAAAGCTCTAGTATGCTCTTTCTTTTCTACATACAAAAATCCTAAATTCAAAGGTAAGAAAATTCTCTGTTTTCTTATTATTAAATCCCTAACTAGGATTTCAAAAAATTTAGTGACTATTTTAAAATACAAAGAGTAAGGTATAGATTTAGTCTTTTTCCTGCCAGACGCTTCTACTCTTACTCTTTTAGATATTTTATTGTAAATATCTTTATATGTTATATACATTATTGCTTACCTGTTTGTACCTCTCTATCTCCTTCCACCTCATTATTAATTAAATCTCCAGGAGTCTTAAGAGTAATATTAAGTTCTACTTCAGCAACCATTTTAATTAATGGAGTAACCAACTGAGAAGGTAAAGGGTATTCAGCATCATCGCTAGTCCATGTAGACAAAGATGTAGGATCTTCTAACACCCCAACTATCTTAACAGACTCACCACTACCAGAGCCATAAAAATAAAGCTTAGTTCCTTCCTCTAAAAAAAACTTAGATATACCTGATGTAAATCTACTTTGCTCTTGATAAGTTATTTTATCACGCGTTGTTCTAGCAAACATCATATTACCATCTACTGATGTAACGCTAGTTATTGCTCTTGTGTTTCCAAAAGAAGCTACTCTTGGTAATATTAAAGCTTGACCTTCATCTGGCACAGTAAAATTCCCTAAGTTCTGTGTAGCGCCTGTAGGTATATCTTTACCATTATTAGTGTATGACTCTAAGATATTCATCCTATGATAGTTTACCCAAGCTTTAATTTGACGAGTACTAAGTTTGTTGTCGTCAGTTGAATAACCACCTTCGGCTAAATTTTTAATGTTGTAAACAATTTCGTTTAAAGTCATATTCTATTTTTTAAAAGAATGGGGGTAGATTACTCTACCACCCAATCTAACGCAGGAAAAAAGAGAGTCATCAACGCTTGTCAGCGGTCAACTCATTTATTTGAAGCTGATACCGTGGATCTTCCAACGATAACATCATCTTTCTAACTGCAATATTTACTATTTCCTCCGAAGAGTTTTCTGCATAATCACCCAAAGGGTAATCAACTGCTTCTCCATTGTATTGATAAGTTGTAGTTGTTCCATTAGTCATGTGAGGTGTTCGAATGTATTCAATTGCAATTTGATTACTATTACCCTGAACAACCAAATATCTACCTGCAGTTGCACCCCTGAAATAACCTACAGGATGAGATGAATCTGGTTTATGAAAAGGATCATTTTTTGCTGCGCCATACTCATTTTGGCTTATTATATTTATATTATAATCACCAATTTCAGTATAAGCCCTTACTAAATGATACAGATCAGTTGGTAAATTCCATCTCGTCCCTCCTTCTACTGCAACCCCATCACCCATTGGAGAAGTGGCACCACTAGATTTTAACACAGTCATAAGAGGCGCTAACTTATTCATAGACTCTGAATCTGACTCTAAAGTATTTATCAAACCTTTAGTGTACTCCATTACAGCTAAATCAAGAAACAGATTTTTTTCAGTTGCAGTGAAATATGCTGTACCTGTTTTATCTAACAAGTTATCTATGTGTGTTTGCGCCTGTGCGTATGTCATTTCTTAGCTTTTGCTTTTGTCTTTTTATTACCAGACATTTCTTTTCGCAATAACGCGTGAATGTCTTTATTATCTTTAAGCCACAATACTACTTGGTCTTCTGTTAGACCTATAGTTTCAGTGTTGTACTTATAAGTTCCATTTACAAAGTTAATCTTTTTTGCGTCAATAGCAGTCTCAATAAACACTCTATAATCCTTGTCTCTATCATTTATTATTTTAGAAAATCTATTAGGATCATCATTAGCTAATTTAATAACTTGAGCTTTAACAAATTCAATAGAGTTATCTTTAGTTCTAATACCTGTTAACTTACAAAAATCTAATATTTCTTTATCTGACATACCAACAGCAATTTGAATTGCTTCAGCTGATTCAACCATTTTTTCTGTTTGAACCAGTTGTTTTTCATAGGTGTCTTCAAAAATTAATTGATTAGTTATATTAGGATAACCTTTTAACCAATCATGACATTTTTTGTCAAACTCATCATTAAGATCAAAAACTATTGCTGGCTGTCTAAGAATAAAATCTTCTACTTCACCATTTATATTTACAAAGTCTTTATACCTTCCTCTGTCTTTAGGGTCTTTATATCTAGAACCTAAATTTAAATAACAAAACCTTTTAGGTTTTCTTGCTCTTACAATTACTGCGTGTTTCATTTTTCTCTTTTTTTAAATTACTTATTTGCGTTCTAAAGGGAGAGATTTCTCTCTCCTCTTATAGTATATAATCTATTATGCTCCAGATAAAACTCCGCAAGATAATGGATTACGAACAATGACAGCTGATTCAGACATAATCTGACATTCAAATTGATCGTCACCGTTAGCAGCAAGCATTGAATTTTGGTCGTAAGGGTTAACCATACCAGGAATATATTTCTTGATATAGTTACGGTTATGACCATCGTACCCTTTAGCAACTAATTGGATGTTAGGTACACCATCTACAGACGAAAAGTCTAAGAATACCATAGTACCTGACATTGTACCAGTACCAGAGCTTGTGTACTCACCTTTAGAAGCATTTCCAAAAGCATTAACATCATCAAATACAGGGCAGTAAGCAACAGTCATTTTGTTACCCAACACATTGTAAGAAACATAGTTAACACCTAAAGATACATCAGATCCAGACTTCATAGACTGCATAGATCCACCAGTAGCAGCAGTTTCACCTACAGAGATGTCTTTCATAGCTTTGTGGAATTGGTATCTACCTTCAGTACCAGTAAATACTACCCACTCGTTTCCTTCAGGAGACTTAGCGTTACGAGAAAGCTCTGCAATAAATTGAGCAAGCTTATCTTCAGTTAAACCAGTACTAACAGTATAAGTATCTTTATTAGCACCATCAATTTGAGCTAAAATACCGTCACCCATTAAGTTACCACCACCAGCAGCAACAGCACCAGATT